TTGAAATGGAGTAACATTAATTCATGGCAAAAGGATTTACTGTTAAGGCAGCGACTCCCAAGACCCAAAAGAAAGAAGGTTGGGATTATGATGCTATCAAGGCGCGAATGAAAGGTAAGAGTATTGTGTTCTGTTTACCAGGCCGCGGATGCTCCTTTACGTTTCTGAAGAACTTTGTCCAATTGTGCTTTGATATGGTACAGAATGGAATGAGTATTCAGATCAGTCAAGATTATAGTTCAATGGTGAACTTTGCACGTTGTAAGTGTCTTGGTGCAAATGTATTGAGGGGTCCTGATCAGATTCCTTGGGATGGTAAACTTCAATATGATTATCAATTATGGATTGATAGTGATATTGTTTTTACTACAGAGAAGTTCTGGCAACTGTGTGACCTTGCTATCAATGAAGAAGGTGAGGAGAAAGAGATTGTTGCTGGATGGTATAGTACAGAAGATGGTCGTACTACATCAGTTGCACATTGGTTGGATGAGGATGATTTCCGTAACAATGGTGGCGTGATGAATCATGAGATGGTAGATGGTATCAGTAAGCGTACTAAACCATTTACTGTTGATTACACTGGATTTGGTTGGGTACTGATTCAGAATGGTGTATTTGAGAATGAGAAGATGAAGTATCCTTGGTTTGCACCTAAGATGCAAGTCTTTGAATCTGGTGCAGTACAAGACATGTGTGGCGAAGATGTTTCATTCTGTCTTGATGCAATTGAAGCTGGATATGAGATCTGGTGTGATCCTCGTATTCGTGTTGGTCATGAAAAAATGCGTGTAATTTGATTAGGAGAAAACTATGGCAAAAGGTGGATCTAACAAAACTGTTTTTGAATCAGGCGCACCAAAGAAAACTCGTCAAGGGCGTAGTCCTCGTACACTACTCTCTGCAACCTCTCGTAATGGTCGTAAGAAAAAGTATCGTGGGCAAGGTAAATAGTACAGAATTCAAATTTGTATGAGCTGTTTAGTCACTAATCTACCATCAACTGAAGTATGGGTTCGTAAGGAATATCTTACGGATCATCAAAGTGGATGGGGAGAATTTGTAAAGGGCGTTTGGGTTTCGGCTAAGTCGATTCCTGGACGCGCTTTTTATTTTGAGACATACTTGCCAGAGTATGCTGCAATGTATGATAAACTACCCATCAGTGCCTTTGTGGCTCGTCCTCAGACACCTGAACCTGATATGAACCTACCTAACCTACAATTCTGGAATTGTATGGACTATGGTGTAGTAAGTATTGATAAGAAATTCATTGGTAGTATGGACTTTGAGTGCTATACAAGAGATTATGGCATTGTAAAAGGTACTTATATTTGCACATTAGACAATTATCATCGCGATCCAGACATGGTTGATTGGGCAACAAGTGAAAATCCTGCTGAACATAAGTCACATAACCTAATTGAACTTGAAAATGGACAATTTGCACTCTATCCAAACAACAGATTACGTATTTTTGACAATAGTCTGACACCTGTTGAACCAAAAATGCCTGATTTTAAGGTATCAACACAGTATTATCAGGTTGAAAATGGGTTTGATCGTCTTGGAATGGGTAGAGAGGACGAATATTTCTGGAAAACTGCTAAAGAACGGGATAGCAACCCCGTAAAAAGTTCTGTTTTAACCAATTTAGAGGACGAAACAGATGGCAAACAACCCGAATCCGGACAGGAATGTTGATTATATGAGAGAAACATGGGGAACTACTAGTTTAATTACAGACTATGATACAAATCCTTCTGGTAAGATGCTTCGTGAAATTGCTAATGACGATATAACACCAAAGAAGCATGATTTTAAATCACAAAAGGAATTGCATGAAAGGATTCGTAATGATGATGATTATGATGATTGGGAATATGGTTCAGAACCTATCCCTTTAACTGAATTTTAGTGTAATAAATAATGTGAGTATTCTTGTAACAAAGTGCCAGTTGAGAGGATCAGTAAAGGATTCAAGGACATTAGTGCCTCTTTTCAGGTCAATCCCCTGAATGACGATCTGATCGCTATCACAAATGAAAATGCTATAGCACGTTCTATTCGTAATCTTATTCTTACACAAAAAGGTGAGAGACCATTTAACCCTTCTCTTGGATCTAGGGTGAATGGTCTTCTTTTTGATAATATTGATAAACTTACTGCTACTGTAATTCGTGATGAAATAGTCAATACAATTAGAAATTTTGAACCAAGAGTTGAATTGATTGAAGTATTAGTAGCACCTAATTATGATGAAGCTTCTATGGATGTAACAATCCAATATTATATTATAGGAATAGATATTCCTGGACAAGAATTAACATTCGCATTGCAACCCACTAGGTAAATGCCTTTAGTAAATTTTAGCAACTTAGATTTTGATCAGATAAAGACGTCCATTAAGGATTACCTAAGGGCGAATTCAAACTTTACTGATTATGATTTTGAAGGGTCCAACCTTTCAAGTATTATAGATGTGTTGGCATATAACACATACATCACCTCATATAATGCCAATATGGTATCCAATGAGGTGTTCATTGATAGCGCTACACTTAGAGAGAATGTAGTTTCTCTTGCAAGAAATATTGGATATGTTCCTAGATCCAGAAAAGCAGCAACTGCAACTGTTTCCTTTTCTGTTGATGTATCCAATACTACTGCAGTTACTTTAACATTAAAAGCAGGTCTTGTTGTAAGCACAACAAATAGAGGAAATACAACAAATCAAAGTTATAACTTTACTATTCCATCAGACATTACTGTTCCAGTTGATTCCACTGGAGTAGCATATTTTAATGATATTGATGTGTATGAAGGAACTTATATTACTCAGCCATTTACTATAAGTTCAAGAAATCCAAATCAAAGATTCACTCTCAACAACCCTGGAATTGATACATCACTTCTCACTGTCATTGTAAGAGACTCACAAACATCAACTGTTCAAAGGAAGTTTAGAAGATCAGATAGTTTATTTGATGTTACATCAACTACACCAGTTTATTTCCTTCAAGAGATTGCTAACGAAAGATATGAAGTATTGTTTGGGGATGGTGTTTTTGGACTGAAACTTCAGGAACCAAATTACGTTGAAGTTAGTTATGTAGTAACTAGTGGTGAAGAAGCAAATAATCTCACTAGTTTCAAATTTACTGGGAGAATTCTGGATAATAATGGCACACCCATTACAAGTGGCATTTCACTCATAACAACTATTTCGCCATCATTTGGTGGAAAGTCAATTGAATCAACAGATTCAATTAAAAAGTATTCAACTCAAATCTATGCTTCCCAAAACAGAGCAGTGACTGCATCTGATTATGAAGCACTGATTCCTACAATTTATCCAGAAACAAGTTCAGTTTCTGTATTTGGTGGTGAGGACTTAAATCCTCCTGCTTATGGAAAGGTATTCATTAGTATTAAACCATATAATGGTGTATACCTTCCAGATAGTATTAAAGAAAATATTACTAGTTCACTGAAAAGATATTCTGTTGCAGGTATTGTTTCTGAAATTGTTGATTTGAAATATCTGTATGTAGAGACAAATACAAAGGCATATTACAATACAAACCTTGCACCTTCTTCAAATTATGTGAGGACTTTGATTAGAGACAACATCACAAACTATGCCAATTCAACTGAGTTAAATAAGTTTGGTGCTAAATTCAAATACAGTAAGTTTTTGAAGATCATTGATGATAGTCATGAATCAGTAACCTCTGATATTACAACAGTTAGTATCAGAAGAGATCTGGCTCCTGTTCTCAATAATTTTGCAGAATATGAAATCTGTTTTGGAAATAGGTTCCATGTAGATAATGAATCTGGATTCAATATCAAATCATCTGGATTTACTGTAAGTGGGATTAATGATATTGTTTATTTTGGTGATTTGCCCAATTCTGATTTAAGAACTGGGACAATCTTTTTATTCAAGTTAAATTCTCCAACTGAGCCAGTAGTAGTAAAGAGATCCATTGGCACAATTGATTATGTAAAAGGTGAAATTAGACTCAATCCAATCAATGTAATTTCAACAAAAGTGACAAGAGAAGTTCCACTCATTGAGATTTCTTCAACACCATATTCAAATGATGTGATTGGATTACAGGATCTTTATTTGCAGCTAGATATTAATAACACTACAGTAGATATGATTGCTGACAACGTTGCTTCTGGCAATGATACATCAGGTAGTAACTACCAAGTAACTTGCAGTTATTCAAACGGATCTCTCACTAGATAATAAAGAATGGCAGTAGATAGAGTCAAGTTCCAGGACATCGTTGCAAGTCAGATCCCTGACTTCGTAAGAGATGACTTTCCTCTCCTTGTTGAATTTTTAGAGCAGTATTATGTTTCACAAGAGTATCAAAGTGGAACATATGATCTTATCCAAAACATAGACAAGTATGTAAAGGTTGATGAGTTATTCAACCTTAAGAATTCAACGTCACTTGCTGCAGATATCTCATATACAGATACCAGTATATCTACTGGAGCATCTGGAAACTTCACTGTAGGGTTCCCAGATAGAGATGGTCTCATTAAAATTGACAATGAGATCATTTACTATGAATATAAGACAGACACTACTTTTGAGGGGTGCGTAAGGGGTTTCAGTGCAGTTACATCTTACACAGGATCAAATACACCAGATGAGTTAGTATTTTCAACCTCTGAGATAGATGAACACACTAGTGGTGCGTCAATTTATAATCTCAATATACTCTTCCTTCAGGAATTTTTCAAAAAACTAAAGAGTCAATTTGTTCCCGGATTCGAAGAAAGGACTCTTTATTCTGGGTTAGATCAAAGAAACTTTATTTTTAATGCAGATAGTTTCTATAGTTCAAAGGGAACAGATCAGTCCTTTGAGATTCTCTTTCGTGCACTTTATGGAGAAGATGTAGAAGTTATAAAACCAAGTGAGTATTTGATCAGACCATCAAATGCAAATTATAAAGTAACGAAGGATTATGTCATAGAAACCATTCAAGGCAATCCTTTAGATTTAAAGAACAGAACCCTTTTTCAAGATTCTACTGGTGCAAAAGGTTCAGTAAGTAATGTTAGACCAGTTAGATATAATGATACACAATACTATCAAGTAAGTATTGACTTTGGATACCAAAGAGATATTGATGTAAGAGGATCAATCTTTGGAGAATTTAAGCCGAATAGCAAAACCAAAATACTTAATTCAGTATCTGTTGGTTCAACAGTTATAGATGTAGATTCAACTGTAGGATTCCCAGAAAGTGGAAATCTTATCACAACGGATATTGACGACAACATTGTTACATTAACTTATAGTGGAAAGAGTGACAACCAATTCTTCAATGTATCTGGTCTGAACTCCAATGTTAGTGAAACAACTGATATTAGAGAGAATGAATTTGCCTATGCTTATGTTGGATCTGGCACAGACAATCAAATCCAAGTTAGAATAGCATCTACTTTAAAAGAACTTAAATTAAAAGAACCAACATATTACTTTAAAAAGGATGATACTGTTAGGGTTCAATCCTTAGGTATTGAAACTACATCGGAAAAGACAAAGAATTGGAAACTTAATGTCAAAACAAATTGGCAAGTAAGAAGTATAGTATTAGTTGATGCTACGGAAAGAACTTACACTGTAACTACATACGAAACTCAATTCACTAAACCTGGTTATACTTTACTTTTGAAGGGTCCCAATGCCAATACAGAAGGTTTAGTTGTTTCGGTTCTTTCCGGAACCTCTTTCATTGTCAAGTTAAACTCTTTAGTCAATACCTCTTTAGAGTATACTATTGAAAATCAAACATTAAATCCAAGTTCTTCAACATATTCATACCTTGAAAAATATATCGCAAACGTTCAGAACATATATTCAAAGTTTGATAATGATCTTTTGGTAGCATCCAATTCTCTCCCTAATTATGATCCAATTGAAACAAATCCATATAATAAGTCAGTAAAATTAAATGGAACCTACTCTGGAGAGACCATCACTTCACCTGGACATGGTTTTCTAACAGGAGATTCTGTATATTATAAACCAGGAATTACAAAAACAAATACAACAACACCAGATGGAAACATCATTGTTGTAGAGACTGAAAGCAAGTTTTCTAATATTGACGAAGGGGTATATTTTGTAAGGACTATAGATCCAAATTCATTTAAATTGGCAAGAAGCAGATCTGATCTATTCTCAGACACCTATCTGTTTTTGAATGGCACAATATCCAATAACACGATCACTTATTATAATTTTTATAATAAGACATTAGAACCACAAAAAATTTACAGGAATATTAGTTCCCCTATAAACAAAAGTGGATATTATTCAACAGAACCTGGATTTACTGGTATTCTAATCAATGGTGCAGAAATACTAAATTACAAATCACCAAATAAAATAATCTATGGTGACATTAAGGGATTCAATATCTTTAATAAAGGAAAGGGTTATGATATCATAAATCCTCCTTCATTAAGAATTTCAGATGCTGTAGGAACTGGCGCAACTGGAATTGTTGCTGTTAGAGGACAGTTGGAAAGAATTGATGTATTGGATCCTGGTTTTGATTATCAAAATAAACCCTTTGTCAAAATTACTGGAGGGAATGGAAAAAATGCATCTGCAGAAGTAAGAATTAGTGCAGTAGATCATAGTGTTCCATTCTATACTGATGCATCATTCTCAAATGTAAGTCTTGGTAGTAGCACAATTGGGTTTGGTACTTTCCATAAGTTTAGAGATAATGAAAAAGTAGTATATGTTTCTGATGGTCAGAGAGGAGTAGGAGGGTTATCTACTGATGCGTTTTACTATGTTGGGGTTGTAGATAGTCAGACTATCAAACTTTATAAGACTGAGGAAGATTCTGTAGTAGGAATTAACACGGTTGCATTGACTGGATATGGAACTGGATCACATAGAATCAAGTCAACTAACAGAAAAAATGTAGTAACTAGTGTTGTTGTAACTAATCCAGGTAGTGGATATGAGAATAAGCAAAGAAAGATTGTAGGAATCAACACTGCTGTAAATCAGTTCACCATTTATAACCATGGATATTCTTCAAAAGAAATAGTAAGATATAATACAACTGGAACTCCTATCCAAGGGATATCGGTATCAAAAGATTACTATGTTGTAAAAATTGATAATGATAAATTTTCACTCATAGAAGTTGGTTCTGGTAATACCACATCAGATTATTATTATAATAATAACGTCATAGTAAATGTCAAATCACAAGGTGATGGATCATTCAATTACAAACCAATAACAGTTACTATTGAAGGTGTAACAGGAGTATCCACCAGAGCGGGTCAAGATTTCTCTTGTAAGGTTGTTCCAGTATTCAGAGGAGAAATTGATTCTATAGATGTTACTTCTGGTGGTATTGGATATGGATCATCAGAAATCTTAAACTTTGATAGGCAACCAGTTGTTACATTGTTCAGCGGCAAAGATGCTGTTCTGATTCCAGTAGTTGATGCCAATGGTCAAATTTCAGATGTTCTTGTAAATTCTGGTGGAAGTGGTTACAATTCGCCACCAGATCTTAGAATTATAAGCTCAACTGGAAAGAATGCTGCTCTGACACCAGTTATAAGAAATGGTTCGATAGTAGAAGTAAAAGTAATAAAGAAAGGTGCGGGATACGTTCCAAATAAAACATCAATCATTATTACACCTGCTGGTTCAGAGGCAACAATTGATTGCAAAATTTCTGAATGGAATGTCAATCTATTTGAA